ACTTGGACCCATTGTGTTCCCTGCTTCTGTACCCACTTCTTAGGATCAAACTTGCTGCGTATAATGTTATGAAGTCTCAATGCTTGTTCAGGTGTTTGTCTAAACCCCTCTTGGTAAGCACTACGCTCTTCGTGATTACTAACCATCCTTTGTTGCAATCTTTCACGATCTGCATTATAGATGTACATCAAGTTTGCTTCGTCATCGATCTCTCTACGTTGACGACCAAATCCTGTTACACTGCTATCATAGTCTCTTTGATAAGCACTACGGCGTCCGTATGCTTCGTGTATACCTTTACCAATGCTGCCTTTGACTTTTGTTTGATGCGTCTTAGGAGCCTTTGTTGGAAAATATGCTTTCATTTCTTTGCCTAATGTATTACCATCCACATCATTTTGGTCACCCATTGTGGCCATGCTGTAACGTGGATCCTTGCTATTCTTAACTACGCCTACCCCAGCTGCTTCTTCTTTGATCAGTCCTTGCATCTGGGCTGCTTTTTGTAACTGCCCAATTCTATCATTAATTTGCTGGCGCATATCGCTCATCTTTGGATCCATCAGCAGCTTATGTAAGTAGTCTAATTTTTCATGATAGTCTTTGATATCTCTAAGAGGATTATTGCCGCCTCGATTAAATGATTCAAAAAACGTTTGTAATCTCAATCTACTTTCTTTCATGGGTTTCATAGCCTTCATTGGTTTCATTGGCTCCATTGCTGGAGTGTCGGCGGTTTTAGGAGTGACCTGCACACCTTGTGCTGCTGGTTGATCCACTACGCCTAGTGCTTCCCTAACAGCTTGGTACAATGTCTTACCACCAACTTTAATATTGTTGCCTACGCCTGTGGCTTTTTGGAATTCAGCTTCATTACCTTCGACAGCATATTTACGTGCCTTTGTGCCACTGACACCTTGTACACCGCCTGCATCAGGATCTCTATCACCTGAGCTAACAAATTGTAAATTGACATGCTCGCGTCCTTGTGCGCCCCTAGCATTATCAGTAGTTCTAACAGGACCGCTATTCCAACTGTTTAATGTTTTCTCGACACTGCCTGCACCTTTACCTAAACGGTCGCTGCCTGCTATAAAGGCCATGTTGCGGAAACCTTTGTCGTACAAATAGTTGGCAGCATATATAGGATTTGTAACTGGCTCAGCTACAATGTTATTAGCATATTGTGGATAGATCTGTTTGATAAAAGCAATCTTAGTGGCAAAGTCCAACGGGTCATCTGTGCCTGTGCTACTGCTGACAAATATGAACCCATTCTGTCCACCAGTCTCGACTGTCTTCTGCATCACTGCTCCGTGACCGATTGTCGGTGGATTCATGCGTCCAAAGCAGAACGCTGCCAACGGCATCTGTTGTTTAGCAGTGACTTCCTCGTCCGGAACACGATGTTTAGCAAAATTAGCAGCACTAAAACCTAAACGATCGATGATCTTTAATTTGTCTGAGCCACTACCAAATACATATCCTTCATGGCTCTCTGCACCATTGATGAACGCACGGACTTCGCTGCCCTGTAGCTGACCATCGATCTGTTGTTTAACATGTATCTTAAGATCTGTGACAGCAGCCCACATTTGCCAAATTCCCAATAGTCCAGGCGCACCACCATCTTGTTGGTATAGCCAACCATCGTTATTGCTGCCTAATAGTTTAACTGCGGCAGCAGCACTTAGTCTGCTCTTTAAGAATTCTAGGAAACGCGGCACTATATCATTTCTGATATCGCCTTCTTCTAACATGCTGGTTATAAATGGACTCATCGCAGTGATGACCATCTTGGCCTTCATAGCTGTTAGTTCTTTCATGAACTTGTCTACAGCATCTCGATTCTGTTTAACGATGTTCTTAGCATATGTGGCATATTCTTTGTCTACACTGACTACAGGTTTGTTGTCTTTGATCTCGCCTGTTAAGAATACGACGTTGCCTTTTCTTAGTCCACCTAGACCTTTGAGTGGTACATCTGGTTGTCCCAGTCCAGGTATACTAGTATGTACAGCAATTCCACCTACACTATTGCCAATCTGTTTGCCTAACGGACTTGCTATAGCTACTTGATACTCAACAGTATTAGGTTTGAATACGTAGAACCCGTTGTTAGTATTTGGAGTACCAGTGTACATTAAATCGCCCATCCAATACTTGTCACGCACGTTTGGTACAATCTCTTCCAGTGCTGGGCGTATTATACTTTCTTTCTCCCACAGGTCACTTCTATCTGCGCCTCTCTGTAGGTCGTAATTCTTAATGCTGCTGAATTCAGCTTTGCCTTTAGCAATCTTATCAAACTGATGTTTATCGATGAATACTAAGTTGCCTTGTTGGTCTCTACCAAACACTACAGCAGGGAATCCGTCCCACTTAATTGTTATACTGTCATTGTCTGCTTGTAAACCGATCAGCTCTTTGATAACACGGTCGGCACCAACTGCACCTTGGCTGATTATCAAGTCTTCTGGATGATCAATACCTTCTGCTATAATCTTAGATTCTTGTTGAGTAAACAGTCCTTGTGCTCTTGCCCACTTTTCTGGATTCTTCTGAAGAGCATTTTTGATACCAGTGATACTAGACATGTCTCTAGCAGTTGCGTTAGGACCTAATAGTATCTTAGCTATGTCGTTCTTGTTGATAGCAATGACTTGACCAGTGTCTCTATCTACTATTCCTTTATCTGGACTATATTGCAAGTTGCCTTTTTCTTCACCAGTCTTTGGATCTACAAATGTACTGCTGCTGGCTAATTTGACCAGTGTTGGGTATATGTCTGTAAACAGTTGCCCGCCACGCATCTGTGGGTCAGTTGCAAAGTCATGTGCGTGTAACTCCCAAGCAGACTTGGGTCTTACGATTAAGTCTACAGAATGGATCTTACCGTGTGCGTTGTACTCGACTGTTAGTGTTCCTGGATCTGTTGGGAACCCGTTTTTGGTCATGTAGTCAGCTAACGCCCACTTACTGGCGTGCATTTCCAACTTTGCTTTCTTACCAGGGTCGGCTAAATGATTAGCCAACGCCTTTGGTCCCATGGGCTTTCCAGAATTTTGATTATACGTTTCTACATCTGGTGGGAAATTCTGTAGCAGTTCCTGTGGATCGATCATGATGTCGATGTCCCCACTGTCTGTTCTTCCACCACCACCATATGGATGTTCAGGATCAAAGCTACCAGCACCACCAGCAGTCCAGCCTGAAGTTAAACCTGCTTTGTCTAGTAAAGGTTTTAGTGCTGTCTTAGCGTTCTCAAAGTCCTGCTTGGTGACTCTAGATACTTCTACACCTTGGTTAGCAAGTCTCTTACCGCTTTCAAATAAATCGTATAATCTCATGATGCAAATAGCCCTTGTACCATCTTCAAACCCTGCGATATCTTCTGTTTATCGTCTTCAGCTCTTGCTTTTGCTTCAGGAGTTTCAGCTTTGTCACGCTTTGAAGCGTTGATGTCTTTCTCTGCTTTGGCAGTATAGTGTTGTAGGAACTTGTTCAGGAAGTCATCAGCGCCGTTATATGCTTCCAAGTGTCCTTTGCCAAACATTCCATTAGCTTCAAAACTACGTGCTAGGCCTTTTACAGCGTTCACTAGATTGGATATCTTAACATCTTCGATATTGCTGCCAGGGTGCTGAGTTAGTAATGGGTCAATCTTAGGATTACCAATGCCCTGTAGTTGTGTCTCATTTTTAAATATGTCAAATACAAACGTCTGTATGTTAGTGGTCAACGTCTGTAGTTCATAATTCTTACGTGTTGTGCTGTATGGCTGTCTTACATTGTCTCTTACTTTGTATTGCACACCACTATGCTGTATGCTCATGTTTAATAAGTCGCCTAGAACACTGAACATGTTGCCGTTCAGCATACCTTTTACGCCGCGTTCGGGTGTTGTACGGAATCTACCCCAGGTAGCTAGCTTTTCCACATGTGGCATTAAGTCTACCTGTACCCATTTGTCATTCCCTACACTTAATATAGGATGTCCAGCGTCGCTGCTAGGTTCTACGTACTTGGGTTTAACTGTTTTTACGAATTCGTCTTCTAGTTTGTACCAAAAAGACTGATGCGTGGCAAATGTCTTGCCTTCTAGCTCTTCGATTTCAGGTACGATTATCTGTAGATCTATATCGCCATAGATCTTATCTTCTGGATCTACATCATGATATGCACTGCTGCCAGTAGGGTGTCCTAACTTGACATGTGGGATCTGTTTCTGATCTAGGAATTGATTAAATTGATCAATGAATGTTTGAGATACAGCCAGTGCCTGTTTCACAAGTGAAGGTGTGATGACGGTGCTTTGTGTAGCTGTTGTATCCCATCCGCCTTCGCTGATTAATTCCATTAGACGCATTTAGGATCCCTTGCTGTTCTTCTCTATCTGGCCTTCGAAAAGACCTTTGGCAATTGGATCGTGATGAATTTCGGCCAGCTGTCTAGCTATGGTCAATCTCATCTTATATGGGAAAATCTCATTGGGATCTTTTTGGAGCTTTTTGTCTTTGTAGTATTCGATGCAACCTTCATTGACAAGATCCATATAGTGATGGAATGCGTTATCCTTGTCATAACTGCCCTTCTTATGATGCTTATGCAGCTTCCAAGCAACGGGGAGGAAGTGTTTTTTGTGTAAATCGTCGCTGTCTAGGATGAACCCTACGACATCCTTCTGCAGATGCTCGTTAGTTTCCTTTTCCTTAGCTTTACTATCTACGTTGAATACGTCTCTGTGGACTTGAAACTCGTATAACTTAACCATTTAGCGACTCCTATCTTGTATTTATTTGGGCTCGCTAACTTGTGAAATTTAGAAATTATACAATATCTGGGTAACTGTGCCTTCTTTGAAGGTGATTTTTGCCCTGATAAATGTGAAATTTCCTCTAAAGTTAGCGAAATGTGTATAAAACTTCGGAGTCATATCGTTAGTAGTTGACCAAGCAGTGTTAGGGATATCAAAGAAGTCTGCTTCTGTTGATGGGTCACT